TCCTTCGATAACTTCATTCAAACTCTCAGACTGAACCTTATGCATATCCAGTGCGTTTGCGATAGTACCCGCCTTGGTCTTACACTTACCCAGATGATACTCTTTCAACTTACGATCAATCTCTTGATCACAAGTAGGACACTTGTCATTCTCCTCAAAGAACTTTGCCTGTTTGACCACATCCTTCTGTTGGGTACGGAACCCTGCGGCAAACTCATTTAGTTCTTGGAGTTTTTTCTGATTAGAAACAATCTCAGTCGTGACCACCTTAGACTCTGCGACATCTATACTGACCTTTGCGTTTGCCTCATTGAGATCACGAATGTCACCTTGTAGGGTCTTGATGTTTGCCAGTTTCTCGTTCTTCTGGTATGCAGTGATCTCACTCAGATCACGCAGATACTTCTTCTGTGCATTGATCTTGGTATCAACCAGATTCAAACTGTGACCATTGGTCTGTATCGACTCCTTGAGTAGAGACTGTTTCTCCTTGAGTAGTCCATTCATCTTGGAGAACATATTGATGTCAAGTAAGTCCTCAATCACCTCACGTCTAGACCCACCTGCTAACTGCATGAATGGTACAAAGGATGATGATCCCAGTACCACGATCTGGTGAAACGATTTGTGATTCAGTTTGATGATGTTCTTTTCCAACATCGACTGGTACTCTTTGGCATGGGAGTCTTGGTTGATCATATTACCATTGACCCATATCTCAAACTTATTAGGTTTGATACCACGTACAACCTTGTACTTCTGTTTACCAATCTCAAACTCAACCTCAACGATAGTTCCCTTACCATTGATAGTGTTGACTAACTGACCCTTAGAAATTTTCCGATGGGGTTTCCCAAATAGACCAAAGGACAGGGCATCCAACATAGTGGACTTGCCTGCACCGTTATGTCCTACCACTAGGGTAGTCGGGGTCTCATCGAAATTAATTTCTGTGAAGTTATTTCCTGTACTGAGGAAATTCTTAAAACGGAGTTTCTTAAAATTTATCATTGCGTAATACTAACACACCCATCATATAATGTCAAGTTTATTTTTCGGTCATACCGCACCAGTTACATTCTTCCCCTTTCCCGATCTTCATGGTACTTGCTTCTGCCATACAGTAGTGATCCCACATCTGAAACTTCTCCCTGAGTTGTTTGATACTCTTCTTGGTAGGGATACCATGAAACTCCATCAACTCTTCCTCACCCTCTTCATTACGATCACGGTTACCATCACCGTTCAGTTCGGTCATGTCCTGTTGTTTGTGTTTCTGGTTCTTACCAAAGATAGCATTCCAATTATCCTCATATGCTTTTCTATCAGGAATTGGTCTTGGGGTATCGCCCTTACCACTCATTAGACAATCTCCATACTCTGTGCTTCTTTCATCAAGTGAGATACCTCTCGTTTGATACGATCTTTATCTAGGTCTGTATTTACATTGTCAATATAGTCGTATACCAGAGTCTCTGTATCGTCAACCGATATGTTGTCATCACCCACATTAGAACCAATGAACTCCGCAAAGTCCTCGGCAATCTTGAGTTCGTGAATCTTCTGCGCCTGTACACGATCCACAAATCGTTCAAAGTCATAGGGGTCACCCTTGTTCACCACAATGATCTTGACGAACTTATTGTCCAGATACTTGAGGTCTTTGAACTTATTCATCTTCTCATGATCATAGTAAATCTTCTCGTAGATACGCAGAGGATTCTGAACTGGTGTAATCTCTCTTGTTTCGGTATCAAGGATATGGAAGTGTTTGGGATCGTCACAGTCATTCCAGAAGAACTCCATCTGACTACCCAAGTAATGGATGTTGTCCATACTAGACTTGGCGTGGAAGTGACCAGACAGAACCATCTCGAACCTGTCAAAGTGTGACTTACTCATACCATCCATACACACTTGACCACGTGACATCTCGAAACCTTGCAGTTCTAAGTGTGCCCCTACAATAGACGCAGTGGTGTTCTCCAGAAAATCTAGGGTTGTCTTCTCGTTCTCAGGATTAATCCAAGGGACTAGTGCAACCTCAGTACCATCATAGTTCATCACTGTTGGCTCCATAATAAGGTTCACCTCATTCATATAGTGACCTTGGAGTTCTTTCAGTGCATTCAGTTCATTGGTGTTCTTATAATAGACATCATGATTGCCTGGAATGATATCCATAGTGATACCATGTTCCCGCATAGGTTCAAGGAATATCTTACGATTGTGCTGTAGTGCCTTGAAGTTGATTGTCTTACGGTTGTCATAGTAATCACCCAAATGGATAATCTGTTTGATACCGTTCTCAACCAAGTACGGAAAAAAGACATCCCTATAGAACCTTTCTTGGTAATCCATAAAAATGTCAGATGAGTTTCGACAACCCGCATGGGTGTCATTCAGTATTGCAATTAACATTCGTTCACCTATTCTTCAATTATAAAATCTGTCAGATCAGAATCGACCTTAACAGTACGTCTCTTACGTTCCTTCTTAACAATCTCTTTCCATACTGAGTCTTTCTCTTTCACTTCATCAATACGCATACGCAGTCCATCAACATACGCACTAGCATATTGTTGTGACTGATCATCACCTAATTCATTGTCTAGGAATGCCTCAATACCAGACTGTTCCATATAACGCATCTTGATGTCTTGTTGTTTCTTCTCTTTCTCAATCCTACGTAGGAATGCAAACCACGAAATCTGTGTGAAATAGGCAAATGCATTTGGTTTACCAGTACGAGTTGCCGCCTCTAGGTTATAGTTCTCAATCGCCTTGAGACAGTTCTCCACTGCATCCATCACCATCTCCTCACGATAGGTGTACCGCACAAAGTTAGACTTGTGGGATAGACCCTCGCATATCTTGAGAAAACACATTGCAATGTAGTCGGGTACTTTGGGTAGGGTGACACACGCAGTACGTGCCTCATTTAGATCAGTAACATAATCTACCACTGCCTGAGAGAATTGTGCATTGTTTACGTAATGCGGTTTGTCTTTTGGTTTAATCTTCGCCATTATTTAATTCCTAGTTTTTTCCTTAGTTCACTACTTGCAAATTTATGATGTCTGCCATTATAGTACACTTGGATATAATTGTCAAGACAATAATCCTTTCCAGTGAAATCTTTTTCCCTATACTCCTCTCCAATGATACGAACATCAAAGTCAAGTAGTTGCATCAAGTCCAGTAAGTCTTCTTCTGTCTCATACGGAATGATCTGATCTACCCACTTACAGGCGTCTACCTGTATGTACCTTTCGGTTACCGATTGAATGGGTTTGTTCTTTTCTGGTCTGTCTATGGTAGGGTCAGTCTGCAATCCTACTATCAGATGGTCACAGACAGTCCTCGCTTCCTCCAACATCTTCACGTGACCCGCATGGAACAGATCAAATGCGGAACAGGTGAATCCAATTTTATTTATTTTTTCACTTGACATTATATGTTTTGTCCTTTATAATAAAGCTTATCGTTGCCCGCCGCTGAATATCGTGGGTTCGTAATTCGCTCCTGCGAAAGTTACTGTTCCAGATACAGTAAATCTTTCACCTTCAAATTGTTTTGCAATTGTCTCATGTATAGTACTTCCTTGGAAGACAACTAACTTACCATGTTCTACCTCAATCTCCGTTCCTAATGCTGGGAAGACTAGATTAGAACATCCTTCGGGTGGATCGATATAGTAAGTGAATGCCCATTGTGCTGGCCAATGGTTATGTGGGAGACAAACTTCTCCACTTGTATAACGAATACCACACATCATATTTACTTTTAAAGACTCTACCGCTACACTTCTCCACTGTGGTAGATTTATTCTATAGTGATGGTTTTCAAAATCCATGTTCATTTCTATAGTTGATTCCTTACAGAAGTCCTCAACTATATCTGCTAGTTTTCTAAACTCTGGATATAGAGTATGGTAATTACCCATTGTAACATCTGCTTTTACATTTGTTACTTGGTACACCTCATCACCCGCATCAGCGATACGGTTGACTATTCTCATATTCATATCTTCATCGTCAATCATCTTCGTGAAGATATAATCGTCTTGGGTGTTCTTATAT